GTATCTTTGTTAAGAAAGGCAATTAAAGTATCATCACCAGCGACACCAAGTTTGTAGTCATTAGGACCACTTATGCCAAACAAGCCACTCTTCCGTAATGTGTAATTAAGACAAATCCAATTACTTAACGTTACAAGTAACGAAGTAAGTGGACTACCAGATGGCACTCCTCGTGTCAGTTTGTAAATGAAACGTTGTTTAATAGCAATATGCTTATAAACGGTTCCAGACATTACAAACAAGAAGAGCTTGTCGATTTTACGCGATTCAGGAAAACATGTACGAAGTAAGCAAAAAGCAGCAACAAGAACATTTTCTGTTACAGTTGAATCGAACTTAGCCCAATCCAATTCTAACGTAGTTGTCCCTGGAGTTACAAATTTCTTAATCCTGTTCCAACCACCTAAAGTAACGTCTTGACCCATAAAACATTCGTTTTCAGGGTTAAAGATTTGCACTTTCTTCATGGCTTTTAAAATCGGCTGTGCAATAACACCCGCAATAATACTGTTTGGTAGTTCAGGCATAAGCACAATACGTGACTCAGGGGCTTTACCCTTTGACATATCTTGCTTACGTGCCCTACCACCTACAGACCATAACGAGGTGTCACAAACAGGGCTTCTAGATGTAACAATTCGATCCCATATGCGTTGAGCCATTAGCAGCCCAGCACCATATGCTGTCTTCTTAGTCGAGCCAAGTTGACGACGAGAAACTAACCCAGGGTTTGCTTCTGAATTCATAGTTACAGCTTTTAGCCACCATTTTTGAATTACAAAATCAATTTTTGGTAAGCCAAAAAGATGTAGTCGGTCCAACGATTGATCTAGTAGTTCATAGACAGACGGTTTGACCTTTGTTGCTGGAGGCTGAGCCATGTCAGACAATAAAGATCGGTTAGTTGCCCATGAACCTTCAATCAATGTGTAGCGGCTTAGTAACTGGTCAGACTTATCTTCAAGCATACTAGATATGTGCTTTGAACGCGCAAAGCCATCGAACCAACCAAGTGGTTCTCTGAACTTTTGTGGCCAAGCACCGACAGGAAAGTTAGTAAGTCCGACCCACTTGCAACAACTAGTGAGAGGTAATGGCAACATTTTTCTTTCTACAGCTGATAGAGGTCTATCATGTCTAAAAGGACGTCGCAGATATGAAGTTGATGTTTCAATGTAAGGTTTACCATTTATAACACTAGGTATATAATTAGTAATCTTCTTAACTGAATTATCAAGATCATATTCTTTACGCTCAACACCGTAAACGTTAGCAAGTGGCTCTTTACTCTTCCACTGTCGTTCACGTTCAGCTTTAACTTCTTTGATCTGATTTGAGTCTAAGTCAAAGGATTCATTACGAGAACGCTTCCATTTGTCTTTAACGCGGTACCAAAGCAAAGCCAGTCGATAAGCCTTCTTTTTCGATTTGACGTAAGCATCTAAAGTAAAAGGTCTTTGAAGTCCCCCAAGCGAAAAGGGTCTTTGTACTTCCCAGCATCAAGGTCAGAAAGTAGTTTAGACCTTAACTCTTCAAGCTTAGTTTCTTCAAAGCTTTTACGTTCATTTTCAGGTTTGGCTAGGATCTCAAGTTGATCTTCAAGGGGTAAGCAAGTAACATTAACTTTAAGAATCTTTACATATTCGCTTTCAAGTTCTGAGAGTTCTGAAGCCGCTTGTTGCTCTTTCAGCTCAACGAACCTATCGAACTTAGCAGCCTCAGCAGCAATTTCTGCACTCACGCGCTTTCTAATGCTGTTAATCTTTGGCAGGACTGATGAAATCTCTTGCCACTTCTCCGGACTGATACCATTAGCTCTAAAGCTAGGTGGCATAGTCGAAAATGCAGCATTTTGAAAACTCCAGTCAGCATACCAATTACGAACTTTTGGCGATACAGAGATAAGTTTCTGGAAAGTTTCTGCACTAGGAACTTTAGACCTTGAAACCTTATTGAAATCTGTCCATGCTCTGAAAATCTTACTATCTTTATTAATTTTGGCCAGAGAATATACCTCCAATTAGAAAAAGACCCCGGTAGCCATATATAGTGTCCGGGTTATTAGCGTTTACTATTTAACGCCCCATTCTTGCACCGTAAACGGCGC